CCAGCCGTAGCAGCCTTGAGTGGCAATCTACGATGATAATCGGCCTTGTCGGATACATTGGATCCGGCAAGGGCACCGTTGGTGATATACTGGTAAGAGACCATCAATACACTAAATTTGCCTTTGCTGATGCTCTAAAGGATGCCACAGCCACAATCTTTATGTGGCCTCGTGGTCTTTTGGAAGGTGATAGTAACGCCTCACGGGCCTTCCGTGAGCGTGTGGACCCCTGGTGGTCCGATAAACTCGGTTATGAAGTTACGCCGAGGCTGATCTTACAAAAAATGGGTACCGAAGCCTGTAGGCACGGAATTGCAGATAACATCTGGATTGCGGCCTTGGAGAAACGTATGCAGGGATATGACAATGTGGTTATCTCCGATGTTCGCTTTCCAAATGAAATGAATTTTGTTCGGAGTGCCGGCGGAGTGATTGTTCGGGTAAAACGTGGTAAAGATCCTTCTGAACAAGAACTTTCCAAGTTACATATATCCGAAACAGCGTGGAATTCATATCAACCCGATTATATGATACACAATGAAGGATCTATGGAGGACCTAAAACAGTCCGTAACTTCTTTCTTGACAAACGCTGAAAAAGATTATAAAATGTTACATACACTTTGAAACTTAAGGAGTATAATATGAAACTAAGTGATAATGCCCTTGCCGTTCTGAAAAACTTTTCAACTATCAATAGCGGTATGGTTCTCAATTCTGGTAAGGTTCAGAAGACCATTTCACCAGAGAAGTCCATTCTGGTTGAAGCTATCATCGAGGATGATATTCCAAACAAGTTCGGTATCTATGACCTTAACCAGTTCCTAGGCAACGTAACAACTCTCAAGAATCCAGAACTAGACTTTACCAATGAAGCTGTCACCATGAAGGATGACGACCTATCATTGACCTATCGTGCTTGTTCGCCTAGCCTTATCATCACACCTCCAGATAAGGAACTGGTTCTAAAGCAGGTCGACGTTAGCTTCTCACTATCAAATGCTACATTACAGAAGCTACTAAAGCTATCTAATATGAACAGCCTACCAAACCTTTCTGTCATCGGAAAGAATGGTGAACTCATGCTACAGACCCATGAGCGTTCAAACGACACCTCCAACTTTGCCTCAACCAAAATTGGTGATTATGCTGGTGCAGATTTCAGCGTAGCCTTTAAGACCGAAAACCTCAAGCTACTTCCAGATGACTATGATGTGGAACTACAGAAGGGTGCCTTTGCCAAGTTTGTGAACAAGGCCGGCAATCTAAAGTATTTCATTGCCCTAGAGACAAAGTAATGAAATGGGAAGATGTCAGGGACTATCTAACGATGTTCCTGGTTGGTGTTACGGCCATAGCCTTTATCTATGTCATCGCCAATAATGAAACCCATAAGCATCTTTGGATTGAAAAGTGTAAGGACGGTGGTGGTATCACCGTCACTACACCACAGGGTTACATTTGTGTTAACCCTACAGCAGTTATTGAGGTAGAATAATGGACAGCGGCCAGCGTATAATTCTTGGCTTTGTGATCTTTCTATTTGGATTCTGTCTACTATTGATTCCGTATAGTATTGAGAAAACCGGTGAATGGAGAACTGCTTGTAGGGAAGCAGGAGGCATTCCTTATACACCTAGGGATACCAGAATGTGTCTAAGCCCAACAGCAATCGTGGAGTTAAAATAATGAACCTAGCACAAAGCCTAAACATTGAAGCAGACTTTGAGACTTCTTATCTTGTGAATTGTCTACGAAATCATAGAGACGCACATAGAAAGGACTATGAAGAAGCCTGGGCCAACTATCTAATTGTCCGTGCTGCTAAGGCAAAAGAGATTGCCAAGGTTGCTAATAAATTGGCTAACAGTCCTGAACAAGACAAACATGGTTTGATGGAAGCATATAACTCACTTGTTGCCTTGACGAAGCCTGTTAATGCTACTGAAATGTATAACCAGTATATTACACTATTGGAAGCATCAACATCGGATACTGTCACAATGGATGTGAATGATGCCAATGCCATTATCAATGATAAGTGGAAGTGGGCACAGGACGCCAAGTTCTCCAATTCTTTCTATAGCAATTTTAAGGGATAATCAAATGAGTATGATGGGACATAATCAGCAACAGCGTTCTATTCAGGGACTAACGGATGAAGATCGTAAGACCTTCCGTAAGGCCATCTTGGAGATGAATGACTCACTAACCCGTGTAGGTGCAGAGCGTGACCTCCAGAAGGAGATTACCAATGAGACCTGCGACAAGCTAGGTGTTGATAAGAAACTATTTAAGCGTATGGCACGTGCCTACTTCCGTGCTAACTTCAAGGACGAGGTTCAGGAGAACACCGACTTTGAGGAGTTCTATTCAACTATCATGGAAAAGACGGCCTCATGAGTGATCTAGGTGAAATGCTTGCCTACCACATTGGAAAGACTATAATAGCGTTGGTTCTTACCGCCGCTATTGTATGCGGAGGAATCGGTTTTCTAATTGGGAAGTTTATGTAATGGATGAATTTTTGTTTGTGGAGAAATACCGTCCTCACAAGGTTGAGGATTGTATTCTCCCTGAACGCCTCAAGCAGGTGTTTCAGGAATATGTGAAAAGTGGGGATATCCCCAATCTAATGCTCACCGGCTCGGCTGGTGTAGGTAAGACCACAGTTGCAAAGGCGATGTGTGAGGAGATTGGTCTCAACCATCTTTTCATTAACTCGTCTGAGGAACGTGGTATCGATACGTTGCGTACCAAGATCAAGGGTTATGCATCTACCATGTCACTGACAGGTGGACGTAAGGTTATCATCCTAGACGAAGCTGATTATCTTACACCAGAAGCCCAAGCAGGTCTAAGAGGAGCGATTGAGGAGTTCTCCGCTAATTGCTCATTCATCTTTACCTGCAACTTCAAGGCTCGTTTGATCGATGCCCTACATTCTCGCTGTGCCGTTGTTGACTTCTCACTTAAAGGTGAGGAGAAGGCCAAGATGGCTGCCCAAATGTTCAAGAGGTTAAAGAACATTTGTTCACAGGAGGATATTGAGTATGACCAAGCAGTTTTGGCAAAGATTGTTGAACGCTACTTCCCAGACTATCGTAGAACTCTTAACGAGTTACAGCGGTATTCTACTGCTGGAGGGATTAATGCTGGTGTTCTTTCTCAAGTTGAGTCAGTAAGGAAACTTGATGTCCTGATCAAGGCTCTCAAGGAGAAGGACTTTGCATCCATGCGTAAGTGGGTGGTTAATAACTCCGATGTTGATCCGGCACGTATCTATAGGGATATCTATGATGGGTTGACGGAGTTTCTAAAACCTGATAGTATCCCATATGCAGTTGTTACTATCGGTAAGTATCAGTATCAGGATGCCTTCGTGGCTGACCATGAGATTAATCTTGTGGCGTGTCTCACGGAGTTGATGGTTGAATGTGAAGTGAAATAGGAGAATATAATATGAGTGTTGATACTAATAAGATGGTTGACTTAACAAATGAATCTCGATTGGAGATTATGCCTCTATCCATGTTTTTGTCTTTGTCTCCTACTCCCTTTCAGAGGGATACGGAAGTTCGCTCACAGTTGAGCAAAGTAGAAAAGGCACTTTCAGGAGAAACCAAGAGAGAGCATATTGAAGTCGCCATTGTCGAACTAACTGATCAGATTGTTATTAATGGTAAAGTCTATAAGAAAGGACAGCGTTTCGTTTCTAACGGTAATACCCGTGCCAAGTTCTGGCGTGACGGTAAGAGTTTAACAATTCCAACAAAGGTTAAGGCCACCATCTACCCTTGTAAGACCTTGGAAGAGGTGCAAGAGAATTATAATATGTGGGATAGCCCTACGGCCGTCGAGCAAAACCGTGAAAAGATTTTTGGTTATCTTTATAATATTCACAACTATGAACCAAGACAGAAAGGTAAGATTCGTTCAGGAGCGTTCTCTTCCGCATTAGGTCTTGCTTCACATGCATATGCTCCTAATACGTTCAATACATCTGCTTCATTGAAGCAGGTTTTTTCGATGATAGACCTTTACATCGATGAAATTAAACTATTCGATCAGATGTGTAATCATCCTCAGAATTGGGACCCTGCAAAGATTTGTGCCGCTTTCATGTCTCTAAAACGTTATAAGAATAGTCCTGTTAACTTAAAGCGTCTTTCGGATTGTATTGATATGATCGACAACAAGCGTAACAATATGAGTGAAAGTGCGTGGGATGGCCCGACACATATCTATTATGAATACTATTCCCTTCCTAAGGAGAGAAATTTCCCAAAGAAGTCAACCGCATGGACAAAGCCAGACGGTGGAGGATTAGTTGAAGTATCATCATTTAATCTACATTGGATGGAAATGTATATCAAAGATAGAAAGATGAAAAATCTTTCTGGTAACTGGCAGAATACTGTCCTTGAATACTTTGATAACATGAATAACCAGGATGTCGGACTCTCAGAGTTTCTAGGCATTGATGAGGAAAAAACAGAAGCGAATGTCTGATCTATTCAAAGATATTCTACCATCAATCCTCCAGCACAAAAAACCTGTGCTGGAGGATCCCAAAGACTATAATGCCTTCGTAGTAAACAAGGCGTTATCCTTTCATTATGACTGTGTTCTACAAGCTAACCAGATGAACTTATATCCTGGCCTACCTGGTACCTTACAATACCAATATCTACTAAATAAGGTTCGAGGGTATAAAAGACCATACCAGAAATGGGTCAAGCGTGAGACTACGGATGACCTCGAAGCCGTGAAAGAATATTATGGCTACTCGGACGCCAAGGCGAAAGAGGTGATGGTTCTACTCAATGATGCCCAACTAGAAGAAATTAGAAAAAGACTTTACAAAGGTGGCACCGATGACAGTAAACCTAGACGACTTCGTGGAGGTAAAACTACCTGACCCACAAGCCTTCTTGAAGGTAAAAGAAACATTGACACGTATTGGTGTTGCGTCCAAGAAGGACAAAACACTGTATCAATCCTGTCATATTCTTCATAAGCAGGGAAAGTATTACCTAGTTCATTTCAAAGAAATGTTCATGTTAGATGGAAAGCCTACTGACTTCTCGGAAGAGGACAGAGGTAGAAGAAACACCATTGCTAATCTACTAGCAGAATGGGGTTTGATTACATTAGTGGATTCTGCTAAGTCGGAAGAGCCTCTAACACCACTCAATAGAATTAAGATTATATCATACGGGGAAAAGAACGAATGGAACCTGGTGGCCAAGTATTCACTAGGTAAGAGGCGTTACCCAGAATAAGAAAGTGAGTTTGTTATGGAAACTTTGAAAATGTATAGAACACATCCTTTAGTAAGACTTCCTAAGAAGCAGACCGACCAATCGGCATGTTTCGATTTGGCCTTTCAGGGTCACGGTAAGAATAACTATGAGGGCTATTCCGCAACCAATAAGAACTTCAAGCGTGTTATGAATAACCAGATTGTTATTCAACCTGGTGACCGTGTGATGATTCCAACTGGTCTTATCATGGACATACCAAAGGGCTACTCCGTGCGTCTCCACGCTCGTTCTGGTGCGTCCTTAAAGCAAGGTCTGGTACTAGCTAATGCCGAGGGTGTTATCGATTCCGATTACGTCCAAGAGGTAATGGTACTTGTCTATAATATCAGTTCCAATTCCATTACTATTGCTACGAATGATCGTATTGCTCAAGGTGAGTTGGTCAAAGATGCCGACTACACTATTGAGGAAACGGCCGCTAGACCTATGCTAAAGACCAACCGCACAGGCGGCATGGGTTCAACTGGCATCACCGAGACCGGCGGCACCATCACTCTAAATATTCCAGAACCTAAGATTCCTGATTTTGTTAAGAAGCCACAACAGCCCGTGAAACGGGGTAGAGGTAGACCAAAGAAGAATGCCTAAACCACATAGAGTTGGTGACCCAAGAATAGATGGTTCCGTCACAGTAGCGGGACCATCTAACACCCAACAGAATGTTACAATAGAAAACTTACTGGCTTCCGTGATGGGAGACTTGGATACTCACAACATGCTTGGTGCCATTATCAGTATGTCTCCTGGTAAGATTTTGGTCAATGGTATTCCACTCGCTATCTCTCTTATGGACAACGCTTCACCTGACGCTCAAGGTGCTACACTACATCCCGAAGGCTTGCCTACTCCTGCCGGTGGTGCTTCTAAAGTCACCGCATACGGAGGTTTAGGTTCATTCGGTGGTGGATTGGGTAACTTTGGTCTGTCAGGTATACCTGGTGTAGGTGAGATTATGCAAATTGGCTCACAGGTCATGGGTCAGGTAATGAGAACAGCTTCCACTGGCGGCCAGGGTGGAATGATGCTTATGAACAATATGAATCCAGCTAACACCGCACCAACTGTCGGACAAACGGTAACGAGTGCTAATACAGGTAAAACATTTACCTTTTCCTCTTACTATTCCTCTTGACTTTCCTAAAAGTTTACTATATAATGTATGATGATAGCCGAAAGGTATCATCTTTATATCTCGCTTAAAAGGAGAACACAATGACAAACATTAAATGGAACACAGAAACCTTCGGTATTCCTGACTCGCTTTCCCGCCAGTTTATCGGATTTGATCAAGTATTGGATCACTTCCGTAAGGCTAATGAGCAACTGGCCAAATCTTCCAGCTACCCTCCATATAATATCAAGCGTATCAATGACGAACATTTTGTAATTGAAATGGCCGTTGCTGGTTTCGGTAAAACCGAACTTGATGTTGAATTGAAGGACGGTGAACTTACCATTACGGGTAATCACGCTGCCGAAGATAATGATTATATCTATCAAGGTATCGCTAATCGGGCTTTCACCCGCAAATTCACCTTGGCCGATACGGTTGTGGTAAAGAATGCCGAGTTGGTGAATGGACTATTGAAGATTGCCCTTGAACGTCTTGTCCCTGAGGAGAAGAAGGTTAAGAAGATCGACATTATGGATCCATTCGGTGTTCAAGAGACAACAAAGCAGTTTCTAGCCGAGGGTGCCAAGGCATGGACAGATATTACGTCTGAACTAATGGGCACCAAGACAAAGACTAAATAAGAATAACATGGCTAGACCCTCTGTAGGACCGGATCGATAAGCCGCAATCCTTCAAGGTCTAGCCTTCTTTATTGAGGTTATATTATGAAACTCGTGATTGAAGATTCCCCAAAATCTGTTACTGTTATCACACCTACAATCGGTTCCCCTAAACTAAAAGATGCTATCCAGTCTGTTCAAAATCAGACCTACTCTTGTAATCATTTGCTTGTGGTAGATGGTGCAGAGAACTATCAATCTTTTCAGGATAATGTTCAAGATAAGTATCCTAACAATGTTGTGTTCAAAAATTTGAACATAGTTATGACACCAGAGAACACAGGCAAGACTGGTGGCAACTTCTATGGCCATCGTATCTATGCTGCCTATCCACATCTAATTAATTCAGATTACATTCTATTCCTAGACGAAGATAATTGGTATGAACCAGACCACGTTGAAACAC